TGATGAAATTGAGGGGGTGAAGTTAGCATGATACTTCGTGAGTATCACAAGCACACATTAGGCACATCCGACCACTTGACGAAATGCCGGGTGTTGTGGGGCGGCGCTGAACTGTTTAACGACTATTTCAGCCGTTTGCCGAAGCATGCGCAGGATATCGTTATTCGCGCCGCCCGTTATGACGAGAAACATGATGTGTTGACCGCGTATACAACATGGGACGGGTACGACGACTATTTGCACGAAGAAAAACGCCGCCAGCATCGTGGAGACCGGTATAATAAATACGGTCCGAAATGTAAAAGGGGTTATTAATATGAAGATGGTTTATTTATATGTCATCAGCAGCGGCCGCAGGAGCTCCAGTAGTTGCATGTACACGGACCCGCGCAGAGTGAGAGAGTTTTATGAATGCATTCGCGCAGCCGCGCCGAACAGCGCGGATTGCGTATTGACTGAACTCAAAGATGGTTTTAGAATTGAGGTGTATCTGTAAATGCAGGCCGCATTTTATATTTTGGCGTGGCTGTTTGTAAGTCTTGTCGTCGCAATTGCGGCCGTGGCGGCCGTCGGTTTTTTGATTATGGTCGTTGAGACGATTATTGCTATTGTGAAAGGAGAGGGCGAGTGATGGCACGAAGAACGGACAACCTGCCTAAATATCAACCGCAGGATTGGAGCTATTACAGCCCCGGCACGACAGACCCGACTAAGCTTACAAAAGAAGAACTTGTGAAGGTCATTAATAAGGCGGCTAAAGCTGCAAATCAGCGTTTGCGCAGTCTGGAAAAGGCAGGTCAAGATTCAGCGTCTGGCGCATATAAATATGCAAAGTCGCAGCGCCCGCAGAAATTTCCACGTTTTAAAGAGCGGGTCAAGCCGACCGACGACCAGATGACGTTGCGGCACATGTATATGCAGTTGCGAAATTTTATGACCATGAAAACGTCCACGCCGACCGGTGTCCGGGCGCAGCAGATAAAAGGCTATGAAACGGCAAAAGCAAAGGGTTTTACCGGTTCGCCGGATGACTGGTCAAACAACGTAAAAAGGTTTTTCGCGGCGGTACAAGAGGGCTTGTTATCGTCGGATATCGCGTATAGCGCCATCGTTGAAGGGAATACAGACGTTCTTAATGAACAGCTTGAATTTTGGCGAGAACAAGCCGAAAAACCGACGCGGGGGGAATCCCTATTAGATTATATGGACAGGCTGGAAAGAAAGGGTAAGTTATAATGAGGATGTCGCAAGGCGTGGCAGTAAGCGAAAGCACAAAAGAATATCTGCCCCGCCTTGTACGTCCGAATGCCGTCAAGAAATCAAGCAAGCAGTTTGCGACGAAGTATATGGATGTTACGGCCACCTTTGATATTGAGACCACGAACAGCGACACCGATGGATTTGCATATAGCTGGCAAACCTGTATTGGCGGTGAAGTCATTGTGCCCCGCTATTTTGAGGACTGGGCCGAAATGCTGGAAACACTGGTCGATAAGTGGCATATCAGCAGCAAGCAGAGAATTGTGCTGTATGTACACAATTTGGGATATGAACACCAGTATATAGTGCAACTTTTGTCCGCGCGCTGGGGGCTGGCCGATAGTCTGTATACCAAAAGCCGCAAGCCGTTGTATTTGCGCTTTGAAAATGGTATTGAGTTTCGGGATAGCTTTAAACTTTTTCAGAAGTCGCTGGCCCGTACAACGGAAGGCTGTACGCATGAAAAGCTGGTCGGTGATTTAGATTATAGTGTGTATCGTACTCCCGACACTCCACTCAATGATATAGAGTTTGCCTATTGTGTGAATGATGTGCTAGGTCTGTACGAAGCAATTGAGCGGCTCAAAAAGGAGCACGGCTATAATCAGGCCACCATACCATATACTAACACAGGTATGGTCATTGAAGCAGTGCGGAAGGAGATACTGCCGGACCGAAAGTGTATGAATGCTATTGCAGCGCTCAAGCTTGACCGCGACCAAATGCGGCTTGCATATAACTGCATGGCAGGCGGTGATACCCACGGTACGCGTTGGCGGGCCGGTCGCGTGTATCACAATTGCAATAGCTATGATTTTAAATCGGCGCATCCATCGCAGCAATTGCTTTGGAAGTTTCCGGCGGGGGAACCCATCACAATGCCCGCCGACCTGCAGGAGAGCCATCTTCAGGGGCTTATCAAATTAGGGTATGGGTGGATAGGCAAGCTGCTTATCGTCAATCCGCAGATAAAGCCGGAGTGCCCGGACCCTTGTATCAGCTTTAGTAAGTGCCCCGATGTCCGGGGATTGACAGAGCTTGATAATGGCCGCGTGCTGGGTGCCGAAGCGTTGTTTGTGTACGCGGACAGCAACGATTATTATCGTATTACCGATGGGTATACATATGATAAAATCGTTGCGGTGGAGTCCGTGGCCTTTCGGCTTGACTATCTGCCGAAAAGCTTTCGCCGCACCATTTACGAGAAGTTCCGTGTTAAGGAGAGCGAAAAAGGTTCTTCTGATTATATGTTTGCAAAAATTTGCGTTAATACGATATTTGGCGCTTGCGCTCAAAAGACTATTCGCGACGAGTATGCATGTAACCCTGACACCATGGAGTGCACGCACTCCGCATGGCAAAAGACATTGTCTGATAAATCGGACGAAGACGTTAGCAAATCTCAGGACAAAAAATTCCCATTTTTGTGGGGGCTTTGGACTGCATCTATGTCCCGTCTCAAGTTGTGGGAGATGCTCAAGCGCGTGGGTTGGGAGAATGTAATATACTGGGATACCGACTCTTGCAAATATGAGGGCGAAAAGCAGTCTGCAATGGATGATTATAATGCCCGTATTCGGGCGCAGTGCGTGGCCCGGGATTGCGTCGTCGAGAAAAAGGACGGCACGAATGTGTATATCGGAGTCGCCGAAGATGAACACCCCGCCGACCGTTACGGCATGTTACAGTTTAAATTTTTGCACGCGAAGTGCTATGCTTGTGTCGATGCTGACGGTACAGTTGAGTCAACGATTGCAGGCGTGAGCAAGACTGCGGGTGTTAAGGCGCTTACAGGCGGCATTGACGATCTGCGTGATGGCCTGTTAATATCCCCCGCCGGCGGCCAGTGTCTTGCCTACCATGATGAGCCGATATGCACCCGAACGGACTTTGCAAAGCCCACGGTTTCCGCGTCATGGGTCGTCATGACGCCCCGGGAATACCGTGTGAATGACCCGCGCAGCCTGCTTTACGATGTCGAAATAATGGGATAATTCATAAACTGTTAATAATTTATTCATAGTTTGTTAACACATCGGCACCCCCGTTGTGGTAAAATAATAGTGGAAAGAGAACCGGAGTTCCCGCCGGGGCGAACCCCAAAGAAATGGACATTCGGTCTCAATCCAGTTCGAACATTCTTTTAAGACAGAAAGGAAAAAACATTATGGAATTGACAGGCTATCTGGCCGACCGTTTGGACATTCCGCAGGTTGATGAGGTGTTGTAATATGGCAAGTATCGGCATTGTATCGATTTATGAGGATAACGCGCAGAACGTTATCGGATTGGTGTATGACAGCGCGGGAGCGCTGGTCAACGCTGTCCAGAATTTGGGCGCACAGCAGCCTATCCCGCATGATGCTTTGGTGGACGCCGCCCGCCAGTTTTTCCCCTTCGCGCCTGAGTACGACGAGCACGCGTTCGGCGACCGGACGCTTCCGCAGCTTGAGAACGCACTCAAGCTGTACGACCACCATATCGCGGATATCTGGCCTGAAAAGCCTACGGCACTGTACCCCGAAAAGGCGACGCCCGCAGGCATGCAGTTTCTTATTCGCTGGTGCTTTTGAAACATCAAAAAACAAGTAACAGAAAGAGGTAATTATTATGGCATTCGCAAAGAAGACCAACTCCAACGCGACCGCTGACCTGCCCCGTGTGTCCGTTGACATGCTCCATAACCTGCACGCTGTTGTGCGCAACGTTCGGCCGGTCTCCGACACCTGTCTTGTCTTTACCCTGCGTCTGTACGGTATTGATTTGTACGGTATGCGTCTGACCGAAAGCGCAAAAGGAACCTTTATCAGTTCCAGCGCGCAGAAGGGCAAGGACGGCAAGTACTACGACAATTTCCGCGTCTATCTGGCCGACGACGCGAAGGACGCTGTCGAACAGGCCGTCCGTACCGCGTTTGAAGACGATAAGACCGAAGTCGAGGTATAAATCATGAGCAAGCGCAAAAAAGATATTGCGCTTGACCTGTATACCGGCGACGGTTGGGTGAATATCCCATCTGTCGCCGCTTTAGGTTGCTGGTGCAATATCATTATCGGCAAGCGACAAGTCGGAAAGACCTTCGGCACGTTGAAATATATGCTGGACACCGACCGATATTTTTTGTACATGCGCCGGACCGTGAACGAATTGCAGGCCGTCGCCGCTGACCCGGATTTAAACCCTTTTAGCGCGCTGAAAAAAGTAGGCTATGATATCGGCATCCAAAAAGCTGGTAAAATCAGCTATGCTATCGGGCCGTGCGAGTATTTGGAAAACGGCGACTTTGCCATCCCGAAGAAATGTGCAATCGGTATGGCACTGCCGTCCATCGCAGGTATCCGTGGCTTTAACGGCGGCGCGTTTACGGATTTAGTGTTTGACGAGTTTATCCCGGAGCGTATAATTGCGAAACGCAAGGCAGAGGGCGAAGCGCTGTTGAACGCTTATGTGACCGTATGCGGAAACCGCGAACTTGAAGGACAGCCCCCCTTGCGCTTGTGGCTGCTTGCAAATGCCTTTGACATCTCAAGTCCAATTTTGGAACAGCTGGGGTGCACCGATATCGTGGCCCGCATGTCCCGCAGCGGCCGCGAGTGGTGCATGACGGACAGCGGGGTGTTTATCGCAATGCCGCATAGTGATAAGGTGTCCGATAAGCGTAAGCAGACCGCGCTTATGAAACATCTGGCGGGAAAGGGCGATTTTTACAAAATGGCAATGGAAAACCAGTTTGTATACAACAATCTGGAAAACGTCGTGCCCCGTCCGCTAAAGGGCATGGTTCCGCTGTTTGCTTATGACGGCATGTATTGTTATCAGATGAATGCCACGCATTATTATGTGTGTGAGAGTCCTCATCCCGCGCATGAGCGGTACGGCGCAAGTCGGCAGGCCGCTGTCAATCTGCAGTTGGCCCGCCCGGAGTTTCGCCCGATGGTCATGCTGGGGCAGGTAGACTTTGCAAGTGTGCCGTGTCTGCTCAAGACACAAACATACCTTGACATAAAAGATAAATGATGCTAAGATAGAAGTGCGGGGGAGCCGCACAAAAGGAACACCCCGGAAGGGTGCGCGGCTGGCTTTTCCTTTTCCATGCCCCCGCGTTTCTGAGTGTTCCGGCAGGCGCATACCGAATGAACAGGTGTCAAGAGGTCAATAGTAGTCGGAGCATTCAGAAACAAGAAAGGGGGTGAATCCATGGTAAAGGTATATTATATGAGTGTGGACGGCAATGTCCGGCTGTCTGAGCATTTCCGGCTTTCCGAATTTCAATGCAAGGATGGACAGGACTTTGTCGCCGTAGACCCCCATCTGATTGAACTGCTTGAGAACATCCGCAGCATGTGCGGCGGTGAAGCGGTCCACGTCAACAGCGGTTTTCGAACCGCCAGTTGGAACCACCAGCAGAAGGGCAGCTCCGCAAACAGCCGTCATTTGTACGGCATGGCCGCTGACATTTGGGTAGGCCACTACGACAAGTACAAGCGCCCCGTCCGAACGAAGACCCCCGCCGAAGTCGCCGAAATCGCCGAAATCTTTTTGGGCAGTTCGGGCGGCATCGGCATTTATAAGACTTTTACACACGTCGATGTTAGGACCGGCTCCAGCCGGTGGAAAGGATGATTCACATGACTATTAACGATATTTTGGCTTTGGGCAAGATGGGCTTTACCGCGCAGCAGGTGCAGCAGATGCTTTCTTTTGAACGTGCGCAGCAGGGCCAGCCCATCACGACCCCGGCACAGAGCGCGGCCCCCGCTTCTGCTCCTGCAGCGCAGCAGACAGTGACCCCTGACCCTATGGCGGCAATGGCGCAGCAGATTGCAGACCTGACCGCAGCCATTAACGCTAAAAGCGTTCCGACCGCCGGCACGGTGGGCAATCCCGCCCCCGTTACCAGTGTTGAAGATATCATTCTGGGGCTGGTGCAGCCTGCTGAAGCGCCTGCAAGCCCTGATTTCAGCGCCGTAAAGTAACACGGCAGAAAGGAGCAACAAATGGCAAAATCCCGCACAAACATGCCTGAGCTGAAAGGCATGTCGGTTTTTCGTCCGACCGACATCTATACCATTGCCAATGCACTGGTAAAGGAAGTGACCGGGCAGACCGCCACCATTCAGGCTATCAACACGGCGAGTTTCATTCAGGTCGGGCAGATGTGCCTTGACCAGAGCGTGGAAGGGACCCTGCAGGCGCTGTCCAACATGATTGCCCGCACCGTCATTTCCAGCCGTTCTTATTCGGGTAGGTTTACCAGCATCGAGACCGACCGGCAGGAATGGGGCCTGTTCGTCCGTGAAATCGCTTTCTTCTCTGGTGATTTCGACGAATCCAAATTCGTCAACACCGCGCAGAATAACGACATTCTGGCGGACGGCAACAGCGTGGACATGTACAAAATTAAGAAACGCTATCCTCTCGAGATGTTTTACGGCGGCCAGAAAACGCTTAACCAGCGCTACACCACGTTCAAAAACCAGCTCAAGACCGCTTTCACCAATGAGAGCGAGTTCAGCGCGTTTCTCGCCGCCATGACCACCGAAATCGCAAACGACGTTGCGCGGTGGAAAACCGCAGAGAATCGCGCACAGGTCATCAATTTCATGGGTGCGTTGTACAACTCTGACCACGACGAATGCCATGTGAACCTGACCAAAGCTTTTAACGCGGAACGCGGTACGACCTACACCACCAAAGAGCTGCTGACCACCCATCTGCAGGAATTTCTGTCTTTCTTTGTGTCGTGGCTGGAAACCACCAGCAGCCTGATGGAAAACAGCAGCGTGCTGTACCATCAGACCCCCGTGTGCACCGATGACGGCGGTAACACGCTGCATCTTCTGCGGCACACCCCCAAGAGCGAGCAGAAACTTTTGCTGTATCAGCCCCTTATCAACGACGCGAGAAGCTGGGTCTATCCTGCCATCTTTGGCCCCGGCTACCTGAGTTTCGGCAATTATGAAGGTGTCGATTTCTGGCAGAGCATCAACGACAAACCCGCCATCTCCTGCATCCCGTCGCAGTTCGACGTGAACACCGGCAAACAGGTGACGGGCGGCGCGGTCGCTTTGTCCTATGTCGTGGGCCTGCTGTATGACCGCAAGGCCATGGCGACCACCTATTATCAGGATAGCGTTTACACTACCCCGTTCAACATTTCCGGCGAATACTACAACACGGAACATCATTGGAAGATGAACTATACGCAGAACCCGACGCAGAACGCAATTCTGATGTTCATGTCCGACGAACCGTAAGGTTCCATCATTAACCCCGACAACTGAATGTACAGGGGCGGCGCACCGCCGCTCCTGTTTTTTATTTTAAAGGAAAGAGAGGTTATTACATGGCAGACCATAACGAAGGTATTGAGCACGGATATCATGCGCACTTAGGTAAAGTGTCAAAGCGTATCAACAGCACAAAGCGCATTCCGCTGACAGATTTGCCGGATGAATTCCCGTTTTACATGAAACGTGCCTGCAGTATGGAAGCCCCTGTTTTTTATGTCCGGCTGAACAGCCTGAACATCTCCCCGCAGTACAATTATTGTTACATTGAGGAGACTCACGCTTATTATTGGATTGAGGATATAACCGCACTCAATGCCAACAACTGGCAATTTTCTTGCGCCATCGACCCGCTGGCGACGTTTGCGGACTCCATCAAAAATACTAAGGCTTATATCCTGTATGGCTTTAACTCTGATGCATCCGGGGCGCAATACCGGCTGCAGGACACCCGGCAAAATGTCGCAAACGCCCCCCTTATTTACACGGCGACTGGCGATATCACAGACGGCAATATTGATACCAGCGCCGGCGTGTATATCCTGTCGGCTGTCGGTAAATCCGGCCTTAACACCTACGCCCTTGACGCGGGGACCATGCGGTCCCTGCTGACCGCGCTGTCCACGACATGGCTTGCATCCACGGCGGCTATGGTCCGTTGGGAAGTAGCCCTTCCGCAGTTTATGAATAACCTGCTGTTCGGGTCCTCTGCCGTGGATTGCATTCGGTCGTGTTTTTGGCTGCCCATCAACTACAGCCGATACGGTGCGGGGCGGCAGTCAAATATCACGTTAGGGCAGTTTGAAACAGGCCTGACCGGACGGTTGGTCGCCCCGTCGTCCAGTCGAAAGGTATCGACATCTATCGCTATCCCGTGGCCTGTAAGCGACTGGAAACGGATGAACTGTCAGGTGCAGATGTATTTACCATTCGTCGGCACGGTCGTCATTCCGACGCAGCAATGCAATAATCAGCTGTCCGTTGACGTCGATTGGACGGTATCCTTTATGGATGGCAGCGTGACCACGCATGTCAAATGCGGAGACTACACTGTATACGCGGGGTCAACGTCCATCGCATCACCCTATGCCGTCGGCACAAGTAACTTCGACTTTTTCCAGCAGGCGGCGGGCGCTTTGACTACAACTTCGGGGCTGCTGGAGTATGGCACGGGACTGTCAAATGTCTTGACCGCATATACCCCCAAAAAGGCAGACCAAGGCTTACAAGGCATGATAGGCGGTATGCAAGGTATTTTAGGCGGTATCAAACAGACCATGACCCCTATCAACTGCGTTTCGGGCACAATGGCTGGTAATTCGCAGTGCCTGCTTCCGCTTGACGCCAAAGTTACCGTCTTGTATTACCGGCCTATCGACGACGACGGATATCAGGGCTTGTATGGGTATCCCGTTATGCGGGTGACGACGCCCGCAAACGGATACTGTCAGACACGGGGATTTTCCGTCGAAGCCCCTATGGCAACGGCCGCCGAAACGTCTTATATTAACGCCGCCATGGACAGTGGCGTGTTTATTGAGTAAAGGAGTGATATTATGTATCAGTGCTATGCGGGACACTATGACACGCAGGCATGCGGTGGATTTCGTCCCCCGTCTTTGAGCACGGACGTTCTCAACTACTGGGAAAGGTCGTTCTTTCAGCGCATGCGTGCCCTCTACAAAATCCACGGTCTGCCGGAAGCAGGCCCCGGGCAAATCGGCTGGGACTATGACGCTTTTCTTTATCAGCTGTTACGGATGGGATACGCCGTTGTGTTCAACTCCAAAACCTACGGTATTGTTGTGCAGCCGGGTGCGCCGACGGGCTTTGGTTTGCAGTTCCAGCCGCGCGGCATGATGGTGCAGACCCCGTTTTTCCAGTTTGATAGACCGCTTGAAATCGGCACAGAATGCGCCGTTATCAAGCTGACCCCCGACTATCGCGGGGTCTGGGACATCATAGAGAAGTACGCCGTTGAAATGCAGCAGCTGGAAGTTTCTATTCGGCAGGCTGTTGTTAACAGTCGCTTTGCCTATGCTGCCATTGCCAAAGACGACAAAGACCGCCGCACCCTTGAGACGATCTTTGAACAGCTGGAAAATGGCAAGCCCGCCATTGTCGTAAACGGACAGCTGCAAAAGCCTGTCATGAACAAGACCGATGCACAGTATCAGTTGCCTATCATGCAGTTCGACCGTGATTTGTCGAAAAACTTTATCCTGCCTGACCTGTACGACCTGAGACGCAAGACGCTGCAGGACTTTTACAAAGAGCTGGGTATCCGGGTGCAGCCCGACAAGAAAGAGCGACTTGTGACGAATGAAAGCGCCAGCGCGGACGCTGAGACGTACAATCGCCGGGAAGTCTGGAAAATTTCTCTTGACGAATCGGTGAAAATATGCAATGATATGTATGGAACCAATATCAGCATCGAAATCAACGAACCGCCAGAGCTGAGAGAAGGGGGTGCAGATGATGCCAATGTACTGGGGGAGCATGACGAACCAAAACAGCACGATGCAAAACAGTGACGCACTAGACCGGGCGTGCAAGCTGCTTTGCGATATCCCGGAAGGTTTGTTCCGCGATTTTAGCGTGCCTGTCGGCATGAACCGCGAACTGGCCATCCACATCATCATGCGTGAGCATGGTCTTTCGCCGCTGTACCGCCCTGACCCGTATTGGATGGTGGATGCCATTAAGTATTGGTGCATGGAGAGCATGCCAATCTGGGAGAAGCTTTACAGCACTACGCAGCTGAAATACAATCCCATCTGGAACACGGACGTTCAGGAGCGCACCACCGACATCCGCACCACGGACCGCGACACCAGCAATGACCGCACAGCCATCAATCGCGGCAAGGCCGGGCAGACTGTCGCGCAGGTGACGACCGGAGACTATCACGAAACCGGTAGCACTGAACTGCACGACGAAACCGCAGGCACAGGGCACACGGAGACCGACGGAAAGTCTGTGACGGATGATACCAGCACCACAACTACCGTCAACAAAACGGACGTTGCAGGCACGGACAAAAAGACCACGGAAAGCACGAAGAATCTTGACCAGACTGTGACCCGCGATATTTCCCCTGAAAACGCCCCCGACTATCAGCCCGACGACCAGACACACACAGTGGCAGAAGAAACCTTTAAGAGCACCGAAAACGGTGAGCATAAAGAGTCCACCGACTTCACGGGAAACTCCACCACAGTAGCCAATTCCACCACCGTAACAACCGGCACATCGGACACGGAGACCCACGGGCACGAAGACCAGACCACAGGGAGCCAGACGGACGGCACGACCAAAGGCACGACCGACACAAAAACACAGGCCCACGACATCCGGCATGAGGACGCAAAAGAGGTCGGGAAAGAAAAGGTAACTGACACCTATAATCATGGCTGGGTCAAACAGGGTAATATCGGCGTTACCACCACCCAACAGATGATTGATGCCGAGCGCGAAACCGTTCTCTTTGACGTGTACATGACAATTGCCAACGACTACCATGCAAAGTTTTGTCTGGATGTGTATTAAGGGGGGTTGACCGTGGATGCAATTATAGCCGCCCTTGTATCTGGACTTGTGACCCTTACGGGCGTCCTGATTGCTAATAGCAAATCGCAGGCCGTTACCGACGTGAAAATTGAAGAACTGACTCGAGAAGTGCGCAAGCACAATTCCTTTGCCGAAAAAATCCCCGTCATCGAAGAACAAATCAAAGTCGCAAATCATCGCATTGATGATTTAGAACATATCAGCCAACTGAAAGGAGAAAAACCATGAACGAACCTCACATTTCTGCAGGCACCATTGCACGCACCCTTGTCCTTGTTCTTGCCATCGTCAATCAGATTCTGAGCGCGTGCGGCAAAAGCCCCCTGCCGATTGAGTCGGAAACGCTGGAACAGCTGGTAACGGCCGGTTTTACCACCATTGCAGCCCTGATTGCGTGGTGGAAGAATAACAGCTTTACCACGAACGCGCTCAAAGCTGACGCCCTGCTTGCGCAGCTGAACAGCAAACACTAACTGACCGACCCCCGCGCAAGCGGGGAATTTATGAAAGGAGTAAGCCGCAATGGCTGACGAAAAGAATACCGATATCAGCACCCCGTTTATCTTTCAGACGTCGCCCCCGTATGCTGCACCCGGCGACCATTACCAGTACGACTTGTATTGGCTGGTGAACCAGCTCAAACAGGCGTTGAGCAACACCGAAACGCTGCGGCTGCACGATATCGGGCAGGATACCCGCCTTGACGGTCTGGACGAAGTCACCGCGCAGCTGAAAAGCGCCTGCGACGTGCTGTTCGACAAGCTGGCGAAGGGGGACTTTACGAAGGATACCTTCGAGCAGTGGGTAAATACCAACATGACCGGCATCATATACCAGATGGTGCGGTTTGTGTTCTTTGGCCTTGACGATGACGGCCACTTCGTGGCCTATGTCCCGGCGTCGTGGGAGTTCCTGCACTTCGACACCCTGCTTGACCCCGACAAGCCCGGCTTCGGCCACCTTGTCGTTTACTACTGATACCGAAAGGAGTAATTAACATGGCAAACTGCAATTGCAACGATTTCCCCATTTCGTGCGCACCGCACGCGCCCGGCGGTGACTGCCATCACCACGGATGCCCGCCGCATCCGGTCTGCCCCCCGCCGGACTATAAGGGCGGCACATCGATGTACATTGGCGCGCGTTATGTGCCTATCTTCGCGGACCCCGTGGAGTGGGACAATGAGCGGGAATACGAACCCCTGACCATTGTTGTGCACAATGGCGACATGTACACCAGCAAGTGCTATGTACCTAAGGGCGCCGCACTCCCGGAGTACCCCGAAAACCAGACGAAATACTGGGTCCGCACCGCTGACTACAACTATCAGTTCGCCGACCTCAAAAAGACCGTGAACGACCTGTCCCGGCTGGTCGAACAGTTCCAGAAAGACAATCAGACCTTCACGGACCTTATCAACGGCTGGAACGAGCAGGTGAAGCAGTGGGAAGCTAAGATGGACGAGTGGCAGACCACCGTTGACGGCGTGACTGCCGCCGTCGCTGACCTCACCGCAAAGCTCAACGAGGAAATCGACCGGGCGAAGGCAGCGGAACAGGCAAACGCCGCTGCTATTGCGCAGGAGACCACCGACCGCAAACAGGCTATTTCTGAACTTGACGCGGCCTATAAGGCGGCAGACGCCGCCGAAAAAGAAGCCCGCGAAGCCGCCGATACCGCGTTGGGTGAGCGCATCGACGCCGAAGCCGAAGCCCGCGAAGCCGGCGACAACGCAGTAAAAACGCTTGTCGAGCAGGAGCAGACCCGGGCAGAAGGCGAAGAAGAAGCCATTCGTCACGAGTTTGCTGCCGCTGATACGACGCTGAGTAACCGCATCACCGCCAACAAGACAGACATTGATGCCCTGAAAGCCGAACAGACCGTCCAGAACACCAATATCAGCATCAACGCCAAAAACATTTCTGACAATGCGGCCGAAATCGCCAAGCACGCGGACCGTCTGACCGCTCTGGAGTCCAACGCGTCGGACTGGGATGATGTTTTCCCCGACACGACCATTGCGCAGGAAGTGCAGAAGGAAGAACTTGCACGCGCCAACGCTGATACTGCCCTTAACGGTCGTATCGACGCGCAGGCGTCGGACATCGAAGAACTGCGCGACGCGGTCAATCACAAGGTGGACCAGACCACTTATACCGCTGACCAGACCGCGCAGGATACCAAAATTAAGACCAACGCGGATGCCATCGCAGCTATGGATACCGCGTACAAGGCGGCAGACGCCGCACTTAACGCCAGCATTACCGCTGAGACCAACCGCGCGACCGACCGCGAGAACGAAATCGAAACAGGGTACAAGAAGGCCGTCAACGACCTTAAAACCGAAGTGACCGGCGATTTCGTCACCAAGACCGTGTACGATGCAGGACAGACCGCGCAGGATACCAAAATCGCCGAAGCAAAGGCCGCAGCTGATAAGGCAAATACCAATATCGGGGACTGGGAAACCGACC